GTTAGCTCTTTGAGCTGACCGTATACTTGATGGTGTCCGATGTTTGGATTGCTGCGTATCTTACTCAGCACTAGCTGGTAAGTACCAGTATTGGACCTTACAGAGACTCATTAAGATTTCTTACGTCTTGCAATAGACGGTAAAAACCTTGCACCCCCCCCCCTTTTATTTAGGGGATTGGAGGATTTAGTTTAGATTTCATGTTACGACAGGGGCTCTATTTCTTACCCTGTTGTTGATTGTTTTCAACACTACCCTCCTTTCCCTAGTAGGCGTTCACACTTCTTCTTAGAAGTCGTCTAGCTTAAGAAAAGTCCTGGCAGTTGATCTTGATCGACTTGTCATTACATAATACAAATAAAAAATTTAAATGGGCGCACTGCGCTCAAATAAAACCAAATAAAAATAACAAAAGCGACCTTGTGTCGCGTTCAAAATTAAAAAGTAGTTTATTAGATTTATATTTTAGTAGTTTAGTTTAAATAGAATTGTTATAACTGCATCTTGCCTTTTATAGGTGACATGCATTTAATTATGGAGCTATATGTTTTCAGTTATACTTTTCTAGGAGATTTATGTTTTCACTCTCACTCTCACAAATTTCACATAGTTTAATTCACCTCCTTTACACTCAATTTTGATTGTTCTACCTTGATGCTAAGGTGTTGTACACAAAAGCACGATGGCAACGAAGGCATTTTGCCTGAAGATTTTAAGACTTGTTAAAAGTTTGGTTGCAATTAGGGCGCAGAGTCCTGATGCTTCCTTGCAATTAGCAAGTTTTTCTATCCGATAAGCGTCGCGCGGAGTAATGACCCGCTGCTTGATACGGTTGGAAGCCGAAAGGCGACCACGGATCTAGTGATACACTGACCCAATTTCGTGAATATGATTTATTTTGACACTTTAGTTTCATGTGAAAGTCAGGAAACTTATTTATTTTCCCCCAGGGATACAACAACTTAATGATACGAATACAACCTACCCACGAGAGTTTACGATTAAAACCCTCTTTACGAACTTCTAATTTCTTGCGAATCATGAATTTCATTGGTGTACCGAAGATTAAGAGTGTGTTGGACGTTAAGACTCCACACCCGCCTAAGTTTGTTGCATGGGAGATGCAAGACCTGCGCATTAAGCGCAGAAAGTATGTCAAGCACTTTGCTTTACGTCAGCTTGCTCATTTTAATTCCTACCGTAAGACCCTTGAAGCTGACTTTGTTATGCAGACAGGGCCTTCTGTCCCTGGTAATCATCAACCTGCATTTCCTGGCTGCTCATTTGTAGCCCATGCAGGGGATTACACCCCAGTTGCCCCACCCAATACTAGTGTTGAAGCTCTTGAAGCTTCTTCTAATTTTTTCCGTACTTGGTGTGAATCTTGGGCCCCCGGTGATATGAGTACTTATTGGACTCGTATGGACACTGGGACCCAGCAACAGGTAGATGAACAGTGGAACCTCCAAATTCATTGGTGGTCCCGCTATTTCTTGGGAGCCAAACGCGTTTTTATGCGCTCCACTGGTCAGTTGACCGATGGTTTGGTTCCTTCCCGTGAACAATTTGACTATTGTCTAAAACTCGTTGAGGATATGCTTGTGCTCGTGGATTATTTCACTAGAGCTACTACCCGCACCGAGCGTCTTAAAGCTGTGGCTGTTTTTGCCAAGCTTAGGACACGTAAATCACTTATTGCCTCTTTTTCCTCCAATCTCATTGAACTTTTTAAAGAGATTTTTGGAACTGAATCTGAAATGGAAGCCCAATCGGGCGACTTTCTCGCTACTTCACGAGCTTTGCTTGATAAGTATGACGAGATTAAGTCTTCACCTATGTATAAGAAGCTTTATAAGTTTTTGATGTATGCCATGACACTTTCCTTATTTGATGATTTCGGTCTGACCCTGGACCGCTGCCGTTTTTCGGCGCTGGAACAGGAAGCTATGAAGAAGAAATATCATATGGGACCTGATTTTGTCCGGACTTGTTTGGATACCTTGCTCTTTGTTTGTGAGCGAGGTCAACAGTGTTTAAAAACTGGATCTATGGATCCCCTTTTTCATTCCGGCAAATCTTATGATGAATGGTATACTAAGGCTGGTCATTTGAATAGACTCTCCGCGTTTTATAATAATTTAGAACCTCATGGATATACCGCATTCCAGTATTTAGCTGAATTGCGAGATTGTATTGAAACCGGAGAAGCTATTGTTCGACATGCCAAGCAAATGAAGGAATTCGACGCTCGATTTCTTTCCAAATTGCTTGATGATCTGAAATTGACTCTTACAGAGATCATGACTAAGAAGGCTGCTATGCAAGATCGTAAAGCCCCCTTCTCTATTTTGATTTCAGGCGGAACTAGTATTAATAAGAGTGGCTTAACCAAAGCCCTCTTTTATCACTATGGGAAATTATTTAATTTACCCACGACCGCCGAGTATAAGTATACAAGGAATTCGATTGATAGTTATTGGGTTAACTTTAACACATCTCAATGGTGTGTTCAACTTGATGATATCGCCTTTATGAATCCAGCTATTGCTACCCAGGGAGATCCATCTCTTATGGAGATGTTGCAAGTTATTAATAACGTGCCATTTGTTCCCATTCAAGCTGCTTTAGAGGATAAAGGACGAACTCCTTTATTGAGTCGATTTGTTATTGCCACCACAAATACTGAGCATATGAATGTCCAAGCCTATTTCTCTTGCCCTGCTGCGATTACCCGTCGTATGCCTTGGGTTGTTAATGTTGAGCCTCTCCCTGAATTTAAACGGGCAGATGGAACCTTTAATACTGAGAAAGCTGAGACGTACACTGCTAGAATGGCCGAAGGAGAATATCCTAATTTTTGGAACTTTGTTGTCAAACGTGTTCGCGTGATCCCTGCAAAACAAGGAGAACGAGATCGTGCTGAGCTTGTTATAGCTTGCAAATTTGATAATATTTATGACTTTATGTCTTGGTTTTCCAAAACTGCGTTGGCTTATGAGGGCACTCAAGATTCCGCTATGACTTGTGATATGAAAATGTCCAAAGTTCATTTGTGTGAGGAGTGTCATTTGCCTATTCTCCATTGTCGGTGCCCACCCCCAGAAACTGATTCTGAGGATGAGCACAAAATTGATTTAGTGGCACAAACCGGTCCTGGTTCTTGGGATATTAGTTACCGTGTTAATGTTATACAGAAAACATGGGAATCCATGAAACACAAGATTGTGCATAAGGGTGAAGTCTGGAAAGAGCAACAATTTAGTCCATTATCTTTGGAACAAATTCGTTGGTATAATTTTTGGATGTTCCTCTTTGCCTTATATTTCTACATCCCCTTTGTTGCCCGAATAATTGATTTTCTTTTCGGCAAGGCATGGATGTATGAGCGTCTATCCCCTTATGTTTGGCGAACCCAGCAATTTAAGGTTTACTTTTATTGTCTTGGTAAGCGTATGCAAGCTAAACTTTCCTTGAGCACAGTGCTCGGAAAGTTGGCTGCCTGTATTGCTGCAGGCGCTGTTGGTTATAAGCTTTATGCTTCTATTAAAAGTTTCATGGCAGAGATCCCAGAGGTTGCACCTATCGTGCCCCCCAAGGTTGATCCTAGACTGCAGATGACTGTAGAGGAGTTTGAAGATATGCAAGATAGCGTTAGCGTTGATAGCGAGGATAGCTATATTGAGGAGAAAGATGGAGTTACAATACACCATCGTTATAATCCTATAATAGGTGCTTACAAGAACTCAAAAGACCATGTTGATGTTTTTAATGCTCAGGGTGCGAATATATCCACTTTGAATACGAATATTGGATCCACCCCCACACCTGTGGGTGATGAGAAACCCAATGTTTGGGTTAAAGAGCATTATGAGACGACTACTTTCGATCTGTCCCCAACAATTACATCATTTTTTGGTGTACCTGAGGCAAAATTTGATGAGATTATATTAAGGAACTGCGTTGCTTTTACGTCAATTCGCTCTCAAGGGAACAATATCGGAAAAGAAACTTATCCTGTGAAAGGATTATGCCTTGGAGGGAAAGTTTATTTGACCAATAATCATGGTTTAGTTGAGGATGAATTCTTCGATCTCGTGGTAAGGAGTCAACTCGTTGACGAGGGGATTTCTGCCAATATGGTGATCAGAGTTACTCAATCCCTTATTACCCGATACCCAGAACAGGATCTCGCAACAATTACATTGCGTGGGATGCCTGCTAAAAGAGATATTACATCTTTCTTTGGGAAGTCCACTTTACGTGGAAATCATCGCGGTTATTATTTGGGACGACAAACCAATGGATCTGTAGAGAAACTACCTGTTGAGAATATTAATCTCGCAATGGTCCCCGTGAATAATCTTTCGCAGGGTGCTGTGGTTTCTCTAACTGTGTGGTTGGGTGTTTGCAAGCGTATCACTGTTGAAGGTGATTGCGGTTTAGCTCTAATTTCTCGTTCAGCTAGTGGACCTATTATTTTAGGAATCCATGGCTCAGGAAGCCCCACTAATTGTGGTGCAACATTTGTAACTCAAGAGTTTGCTAAAGCCGCACTTATTACTGCCCAACCTTATATGATTGAACCTGGAACCCCAATGTTATCAGCCCAATCCGCTACGCAGATTTTGGATGATTTACATATTCGAAGTCCTTTTAGATATATTCAGCAAGGACATGCTATGGTTTATGGTTCTTTCACTGGTCATCGTGCCAATATGAAATCGCGTGTTGCGAAATCTGTTTTGTGTGATGCTATGGAGAAGCGAGATTTTAAGCTCGAATTTACTGCCCCCAATTGTAGGGGGTGGGCTCCTAAGCATATTCAATTGGCACCCATGTTGACACCAACTACCAAATTTGACCCGACTATTTTGGATCGGGTTACTCAAAATTTTATTGAGGATTTGGAAGCTGGATTGACCCAAGAAGATTATGATTCCTTGATAGTCTATGACGATTTTACAGCAATTAACGGTGCAGCCGGTGTTGCTTATGTCGATAAGATTAATAGGAATACGTCTGCTGGATTTCCATGGAAGAAAACAAAAAAGCATTTCTTGACTCCTGCTGAGGCGAGGAATGGCTTAATGGATCCAGTTGATGTTGATGATGAGATTATGGAGCGAGTGATTAAGATGATCGAGAACTATGAAAATGGTAAACGTAATATGGTTATCTTTAACGCATCTTTTAAGGATGAAGCTATCACTCACAAAAAACGTGAAGCTAAGAAAGTACGCGTTTTTGCTGGTGCTCCCCTGGATGCTACTATCGTTGGCAGGAAATATTTCATGGCCTTTGTGCGTCTGATGATGACGAAGCGGGAATTATTCGAAGCGGCTCCAGGAACTAATGCCACTTCCCCAGAGTGGGGAGAGTGGCGGAGGTATTTGACTCAACATGGTTTAGACCGTATGGTCGAAGGAGATTTTGCAAATTATGATAAGAACATGTTTGCTTTCATTATTTTGAAGGCATTTGATGTTATCCGCGCTATTTTAGCGAAAGGCAAATTCACTCCTAAGGACATGAAGGTCGTTAATGGGATTGCAGAAGATACAGCTTTCCCACTTTATGATTTCTTCGGTGATTTGGTTATGTTTTTTGGAACTAACCCATCAGGACATATGCTTACTGTTATTATCAACAGTTTAGCTAATAGCATTTATATGCGATATAGCTATGCTGTTTTGAATCCTGAAAAGACCGCCGTAGATTTTAAGAAGAATGTTTCCTTAGTGACTTATGGTGATGACAATATCATGGGTGTTTCGCCAAGATGCCCGTGGTTTAATCACACCACCATTTCGCAGACTCTTGGTTCAGTTGGTGTTACCTACACTATGGCTGATAAAACTGCAGAGTCAATCCCTTATGTTCATATTGATACATGCACATTCCTTAAACGGATGTGGAGATGGGATCCTGATGTGAAAGCTTATCTAGCACCATTGGAAGAGAAGTCTATTATTAAGAGTCTCATGATTGGTGTTGCAAGTAAGTCTATTACCCCCCAAGCACAAGCAATTGCTACGATATCTAGTGCCCAAAGAGAGTATTTCTTTTATGGTAAAGATGTGTTTGAAGAGAAGACGAAACTTCTTCGAGAGTTGATAGTTGAGTGTGACCTGCAGGCTTATGAGCAGGATAAAACACTCCTATCTTGGGACCAGATCTATAAGGATTTTTGGAATATCAAAGATCCTGTGGTCGTGGACCCAGAGGTGTCAGATTAATCTGGCACCACCCGGGCCTCTGGTATAAGGTCCGACATACAAACCAAAATATACCTCTGTATTATAGTTACTGTCACAATATGTTTATTTATCCTGTATATTAGTTGAAGTGTGGATATTACAGATTTCTCCGCCGGGGCGTTCCCCGAAGTCCCTATTGAGGGAAGAGTTGGCTGAGACTCATTCACAGGGTAATATCTGGTAATGCACTGGGTCGTGCTTACTAGAGAATTTACCGACCACCAAATTCAAATTTATGTAATAATATTTATAATTGGTGTCCTTGCCCTCTTGGACATCTTACGAAAGATTTCTTCTTTCCCCCAAACCCGGAATTCACTACTTCCAACACTCATTACTTTGCTTCTCGCTTACCATCTGTTTCAGAAAAGGAGGAGCTTACGCCGCCATGTACTGATGAGATCCTTATGAAAAGGAGGATTCATCTGACAGCGCAGAGTGGAGATTTAGTGGCTAATCCGATGGATACCGTCACTAATACCTCTCATGAGACCGAGCAGAATGTTCAGTTTCTCGATGAGAGTTTAGGTACGACGGCCGGGTTCCGTTATGTTGATGGACTTCAGCATTCGGACACTACGACGACTACTGAGATGAAAGATTTCTTGAGTCGTCCGGTTAGAATCGCCACATTCACTTGGGCTGAGTCTGACTTACCGGGTGTTTTGGGATCCATAAATCCCTGGCATTTATTTTTTAATAATGCATATGTTAAGCTTAAAACTTCAAATTTTGCTTTTGTGCGTTGTAATTTAAAGGTTAAGGTCCTTATTAATGCATCCCCATTTTATTATGGGGCCATGCTTATGGCCTATCAACCCGTGCCAGTGATTACTCCTACCACTATTAAACCGGGCGGTGGCTTTAATTGGTTTATACCACAGTCGCAGCGCCCTCACTTGTGGATTTACCCCGCTAATAGTGAAGGAGGAGAGATGACGCTACCATTCTTTTGGAATAGAAATTGGTTGCGCACCCAAGTCGCTCAAGACTTTATTGATATGGGTAAACTTGATTTTACAGGTTTTACAACCCTACAGAGTGCTAATGGTGTATCAACTGCTGGAGTCACTGTGCAGATTTATGCTTGGGCTGAGGATGTCGAACTTTCGGGTTCGTCTCTCGGTCTTGTTATGCAAACGGATGAGTATGGCTCTGGAGTTATTTCGAAACCTGCGTCTGCTGTTGCAGAATTAGCGGGCAGATTATCCAAAGATCCAGTTGTGGGTCGCTTTGCGACAGCCACCCAAATAGGAGCTTCTGCTCTAGCCAAGGCTGCATCTTTATTTGGATTTTCTAATCCACCTGTTATAGCACCCACAATGAATTATCGCCCCACAGCATTTCCTCAAATGGCAAGTTCTGAGATTGGACATCCGGCTGAAAAATTAGCACTTGATCCCAAGAATGAGGTGTCTGTGGATCCTTCTGTAGTTGGTTTACCATCTGAGGATCCTTTGGACGTTGCCTCTTTAGTTCAGCGTGAGTCCTATATCACTGAGATTGCATGGGCATCTACTGATGCTGTGGACACAATGTTATTTTCATCATATGTCACACCAGAAATGTTCGCAGTTGAGAATATATCCCAAGGCTCTCTTATTTATGGTACACCTTCTTGGTATGTTTCCCGCATGTTTAATGCATGGCGTGGAGATATCATCTTTCGCTTCAAATTTGTTGCGACGCAGTATCATAAGGGTCGAGTGCGAATTTCATGGGATCCAGCAGGTACCACCACATCAAACTTATTCAATGTTGCTGATTCAGCTAATGTGGTACAGACTGCTGTTATAGATCTTGGTAAAGATACGGATGTTGAATTCCGAGTACCTTTTCATCAAGCTCTTCCATGGTTGCAAACCAGCGGCACTCCTGTCGCTGGTCAGGTTCCTTTTTCTGTATCACCTACTCGAACCTGGGCACCTTCACCTTATGTGAATGGAGCTCTTACTGTCCGAGTTCAGACATCACTTACAGCACCTGTTGCCACATCCAATGTTGTTATGATGGTTTTCGTGCGTGGTGCTGAGAATCTGGAATTTGCTAACCCCGGGATGGCCCAATATCCTTTGTCGCAGTTTGTACCTCAGACTAGTGAATTGGCTACTGGAGGCATAGATGGTGATGACTCCCAATTAGTGGTGGCAGGTAAAACTGTTGCACCCCCTCGAGAGCGCTATCTTGTTAATTTCGGTGAAACTGTTAAGTCCTTACGGACTTTACTCTATAGGCATTATTTAACTAATGTTACTCAAGCCACACATGCTGCAGGCACAGATTTGATGTATTATAGAGCTTATTTTTACCGTTTGCCATGTGAGTATGGATATGATCCAAATGGACGTGAATCAGCTAAGGGTTTAATTACGCCAGCTTCTTCTTTCCCATTTAATTATAATATCCCAGACCCTTTAACGTGGATTTTAGCCCCTTTTGTTGCTTATCGTGGTTCAACCACTTTGACTATTAATACTGCATCCGCAGGGGTTTTAAACCACATTAGGTTTTTCCGTCGTCCAACTAATTCTGTTGGTGTAACAAGTTCTACATTTACATCGCTCCCTTTTGTGGGGGCTAGTGACACAGCTTATAATAGTTGGAATAACTTAGACGGTGGATCGTCTGGATCTGCAATTACAGCCACAAGGACCCAGCAAGGCCTGAGTGTAGTTTTCCCACAGTACTCAGTTTCAAAGTTCGACTCTACGAGTGTCAACTATAGGAATGCAGCTAATACAAACTGTTACCAGCAGTTTTCAGGACTTGGTATCCAGTTGCATATGTCTGCAGCGGGTACATCCAATCAGTCAGTTGATACGAAACTTGAGTGGTACTGGGCGGGAGGCCCTGATTTGACACCTTTGTTCTTTTTGAACATTCCCACATTGGTGTTATATAATTCCGTGCCTGCTCCTTAGTGGGAGGAGCCAGCCTTTAGCTACGGGGCTTAAAACGAGCAGCTTGGGAGGCCGCAGCCGACGTCTGCGGGAGATGGGCCATGCACTGGTCCGAAATAAGTGCTAGGAGCTAACCTCCGAAAAGGTTAGAGGTTTGCTGTGGCCTAGTTTATTACACAGACGAATCACCAGGTGGTGATCGAACACATGACTGCATCTCTGCTCGTTTTGACGAGAGACATTTGTGAGTCTAGTGGCGCATGTACGGTGTGCGTCCCAACATTATTGTTGTTAATGTACCGTGGCCTGACAAGGCCAATACCATTATAAGGTTTCTGTACCTAGAGAATAGCTCTGGGACAGGTTTATAAAAGGGATTTATATCCCGGTGTTGGCTTTTGCCAGCACTGGGGGAAATTTGCCCTCTCATAGTAGATGAATCGTAAACTTTATAGTGGACGGAATACGAAC